TGGCGTCTTCGCGGGTCACGACTATGCGTTACTCGGAGACATCCATAAGACAAACCAGATCCTAGACACTGAAGGTCGCGTGAGGTATTGCGGCTCAACCGTTCAACAGAATCACGGCGAGACAAATGACAAGGGGTTTCTGATTTGGGAAATTGAAGACAAGAATACTTTTACAGTAAAACATCACGTTCTTTTGAACCCCAAGCCGTTTGTGACCATAGAACTTACTCCTAAGGGTAGGATGCCTAAGGGTACCAGTATCCCCGCAGGAGCACGCTTGCGTCTTGTAAGCAATAACAATCTGCCCCTTGACGTTATGCGTAAGGCTGTGGAGGTGGCTAAGCATCGCTTTGAGCCTGAGAGTATTACTTTTCTTAATCGTGCAGCCGGCGAGCGAGGTACTGTAGAGATCGGTGCCGGTTTCAAGGTGGAGAATCTTCGAGACAAAGGAGTCCAAGAAAACCTGATCCGTGAGTACCTCACAGATTATGAGCCCACTGAGGAAATGTTGGAGAGAGTGTTTGAACTCAATCGCAAGTATAACTCACAGATTGAAGAGACAGAAGAAGTCGCTCGCAATGTTAATTGGAATATTAATAAATTTGAGTGGGACAATCTTTTCAATTATGGAGAAGGCAACAGTGTTGATTTTACAAACCTAAATGGTATCGTTGGTATCTTCGGCAAGAATTACTCCGGAAAGTCTAGTATCATTGACGGCATGCTTTACACCATGTTTAACACAACGTCGAAGAATGAGCGCAAGAATTACAATATTATCAACCAGAACAAAAAAAGTTGTCAGGGTATGGTCGAACTTCAGGTCGGCGATAAGACTTACACGATTGAACGTAGATCAGAAAAATACGTGAAGAAGCTGAAGGGCGAAGTCACCAACGAAGCTCGTACATTTTTGGAGTTTAGCGGGATGGATCCAGTTATGGGCGAGGAGATGAGCCTTAATGGTACCACTCGTAACGAGACGGATGCCCATATACGTAAGCGTTTTGGAACGGTAGAAGACTTTCTACTTACGTCGATGTCCAGCCAGCTCGATAGTTTATCGTTTATTAAAGAAGGCTCGACGCGCCGGAAGGAAATCCTTGCTAAGTTCTTGGATTTAGACATCTTTGAGAAAAAGTTTAAGTTGGCTCACGAGGATGGCGGCGACCTAAAAGCAGTTATTCGTCGCGTCGGAGATACCAACTACGATAATGACATCGCTTTAGCTGAAGTACAATATATGGAAGCGCAAAAGGATTTAAATAATGAAATTGCGGCTTGTGATCAATTAAGAGACGAGCTGACCGAAACAGAGCAGGAACGCTCACTGCTTACTGAGAAGATAAACTCCATTCCCGCGGAGCGCCTGGATATTAAGAATCTATTAGAAACCAAGTCTGAGCTGGAAAGGAAGATCGAAACCACAAGTGTTAACATAGTGGAACTTAAGCAGGAGATCTCCAGTTACGACAAAAATCTGAAGAAGTACGATGATTTTTTAACCACTATTGACATTGAAGTTTTGCTGGCTGAGAAAGAGGACTATGATGAGTTTAAACAAAAGTATGAGGATGCCGTCAACGCCGCACGCCTGATGGATAACGATTATAAGTCTATGTCGAAGAAACTAGACTTGCTTGATGAGGTACCCTGCGGTGATAAATTCCCCACATGCCAGTTCATACGAGACGCCCATCTGGCCTCGGCAGAACTGCCTTCATTAGAGGTGGAAATCGTCGAAAGAATAGAAAAAGCAAAGGACTATAAGTCTCGCGTCGTCTCTGTCAATTCGTCCGAAATGATGGAGCTTATTGAAAACTATAACAATACGATCATTCAGAAGAACAATATTGAAATTGAGAAGCGTGACAATAAGGTGTCTATTGAAAAGCTGTACGCAAAAATTAAGACCTATCGAGATACCCTTCGCGGAACGACAGAGAAGATTGGTTTATATGAGGAGAAGAAAGATTTAATCAAAAATATTGAAAGCCTCATCAGCGCCCGTGACGAAGTCGAGAGAAGCGCCACAAAAGTTAGAGCCGATATTTCTGAGGTTGAAGAGTCAATAAATCTTCACCATAGGCAGCTCGGCTCAATGGAACAGAAGGTCGAAGATCTTAAGCAGAAAAAAGAAGAGCTAGATGAGATCCGAGAGGAATATGCAGCCTTTGATTTGTTTATGCGTTGTACTCACTCTAATGGGATTGCTTATGATATCATTAAGAAGCGTCTACCGGTTATTAATGGAGAGATAGCAAAGGTGCTCTCCAATATTGTAGACTTCGATGTTTTCTTTCAGGAGCATGGGCGTAAACTAGACATCCTCATAAAGCACCCTAGCCACGAACCGCGACCCATTGAGATGGGCTCCGGCGCTGAAAAGACTGTGGCTGCTATGGCAATTCGCCTAGCGCTACTTTCAGTGTCATCACTACCAAAGGGGAACATTTTTATCCTTGACGAGCCTGGGACTGCCCTCGATGCAGATAACATGGAAGGGTTTATCCGAATCCTCCAGTTGATTAAGGTATACTTCAAAACTGTAATTTTAATCTCTCACGTGGATTCCCTCAAAGACATGGTGGATGTAGAGATCACAATCGATAAGAAGGATGGCTTCGCTCGCGTCAATCAGTAGGAGGGGTCCAGCTAAAGCCATAGGTATAACTAAAGTGGTTTCTTATAAGACTTTTCTTTTGTTTATCATCGGCCGTATACCAAGCCCATGCAACTAGTTGCGCAATCTGGGCAATACGCCCCAGGGTATGATGAACATCGTCTTCGATCCAGTCTACATGATCCATGGTAATATCCTCGATCTCGATCCCCAAGTCTAGAGCGATAGTATAGAGTCCATACCAGTTTCCGTTTTCATAGGAAGACTTTGCTTTTTTAAAAATACTTTCAATACGGCTAATTTCTTCTGGAGCTAAATCTGAAGAAGCAAACTTATCTGGATGGGTTTTTGCGGCTATCTTATAAAAGAGCTTTTTAATTGTATTCTCCTTAACTTCAGGCAAATCTCTTTGGGGTTCGACATCGGGTACTATGTATTCATCCTCGGACTCTGCCACAGCTGTTTCTTGTGCTGGAGCCTCTAGTGGTGGCTCCGTAGCGTCAGCAGCCTCTTTGGCTTTTATTTCTGCCTCCATCGCAGCCCGCCGCTTATCTAGTATTTCTTGTTTGAGTTTCAAGAACTCTTCTTTCTCTTCATCGGGAAGAGAGTCCACGATTTCGTTGAGAGCCGTGGAAAATTCGCTTTTTGCTTCCCCTAAGAGTTCTTCGTGGTATTCCAAATCCGCATGCACAAACTCCGCCTTTTTAAGCATCTTCTTGAATTTAAGTTCAATTTGGCGTGACATAGTTGTGGACTCAGGCTAATTAGTGAGAGAGGAAGGTAGTGATGAAACATATTATTGATAAAGGGTTGAATAAGCTTATTTCCCGAAAACTAATGGCATGGGCAACAGCTACGTGTCTATTACTGTTTGCAGATTTAGCGTCAAGCGATTGGGTAATAATTACCACCGTATACATCGGCGGTCAAACCGTGATTGATGCAGTTGCCAAGCTCAAAGGAGTTTCCTAATGATGAAATTACAACTTATTGCAAAGAAAGCTGCACTGTGGGCAAAGAAGTTTTGGTGGATAATTGTCTTGAGTCTGTTATTTGTGGTGGCTGGTCTGGTAGGGCTCCTCACCAAAAATGCAGGAGTGCTGGCTAATGTATTAGATTTGCTCGATGCCAAGCGTAATGCTCACGATCAGGAAATGGAAACATTGGCGCACATCCACAATACAGAGATTGCCGAAAAGAATTTACGGCTTCAAGAGCATCTTAAGAGAAAAGAAGAACTCAAGAATAAGTTTGCAGAACGTGGCGAAGAATTAGATAAAGAAAAAGAAGCAGAGCTTAAAAAATTAGTAGATGAGGGATATAATGATCCAAAGAAGTTAGCAAAGCAGATTGCTGAAGCCTTTGGACTATAATATGATAAAAAAAGTATTGGCTGTTTATCTAGCCGCATTTCTAGCAGTACCCCCCGTGGCACTAGCTCAAGGTACAGAAGAGGTCATTCTCCCTGACTACACGGTAATTCCGGTTGAAGCTGGTGATACGGTCCCCTTTGATGGGGTACTTTTATCTCTAGACGCCGCCGCCAAAATCTTGTCAGAAAAGAAGTTCGCCGGCGCTGAGTGTAATCTCCAACTAGAGTACGAGTTACAAATTCAGAGAGAAGATTATGAACTTCAGCTAAATTACAAGGACATTGAAATCCAAAGTTGGACAGATAAATATGAATCCATGATGATTCTCAAGACTGCTGAGAACGATAGGCTAGCTGAACTAGTGACCAATCAGAAGCCGGCAACCGGTCCTCTTTTGGTCGCTCTGGGGTTTGGCATTGGTACCCTAACTTCGTTGGGCATCTTCGCACTGTCAACGGAGATTGTGCGTGAGTGATGCTCAAGATAAGATAGCAAGACTGGAGAAAGCTATATCCCAGAAATATGGAGAAGAGGCTACCTATAATCCACGCCGATTTTGGGATGACGAGAAAGAAAAGAGCTACATTGCTCAGTCCCAAGAGGAGCAACGCAAGTTTGCTAAACTGGCCGAATCCCAAGACAAAGTAGAACAAGACGGATTTTTAATAAACAAAAAACTACTTAATAGAGATCATAATAGGACTTGTCCTGTGTGTGAGAAATATTCTTTTCATCCCCGCGATGATTTGTATATGAATAAGTTTGAAGCATGCTTCAGGTGTTACGTACAATTTATTGAAGGAAGAGAAGAAAGATGGACAACCGGGTGGAGACCTAACAAGGAAGAATAACATGGCAACTGTATACGAAATCATTCAAGGAATTAATCAGGCAGCAGCGAATGCCTATGACGGCGCCCACGACGCAACTCTGGCAGCTGACAATAAAGCACGCACTGCAGGACTCAAGCGCGAAGACGGACATTACATCAACGACCGCCGGGTCATGGACGGCTTTAAAGTATCGTTCCATGGACCACTTATGCGTCTTAAGTATCAAGCAGAGACTCTTATTAAAGATGTTAAGAGTAACGGCTTTGAAAATGAGGTTATCGGACAGATTGCCGACATTGTAAAGTTTCTCAAGAAAGAATATAAAGCTATCACGGGCAACACCCTGACTTTAACAAAAGAGGGCGAACCGCGGATTCTAGTACAGCGTATGTCCAACTATCGGACCGATGTACAGGCGCAGTGTGATTATCGTATTGGTGGGCTGACGGATGTTGTTGAAGTTAATGACGGCACCAAGGAAGATCGTTTAGATCAAGCCGTACGTGACTGGTTATCTTTAGGACCTAAGGGACGCGCCAAGAACGATACTCGTAAAGGTTAGCAGAATATGTTATGGGGAATGCCCTAACAAAAAAAGAGATACTCAAAGAGATCGTCAAAGCCGGCAAAGACCCGGTTTATTTTACAACAAACTATTGTCGCATTTCTCACCCTCAAAAGGGATTAATCCCATTCAAGGCGTACGATTACCAGCAAGAGTTGCTGAAAGATTTTAATGACTACCGCTTCAATATAATTCTTAAAGCGCGCCAGCTTGGTATCTCTACGATTACAGCAGCCTATATCGCGTGGCTCATGCTTTACCATCGGGATAAAAACATTCTGGTTGTTGCCACCAAGCTTCAGACTGCCACGAACCTTGTTAAGAAAGTAAAAGCGATTATCAAGAATCTTCCAGACTGGATGAGGATCTCCGATATTGAGATTGATAACCGCACATCATTCGAACTAAAGAATGGATCACAGATTAAAGGTTCCTCCACTTCTGGAGACGCCGGTCGTTCAGAAGCTTTGTCTCTATTAGTGGTCGATGAGGCTGCTCACGTTGAAAAGCTGGGAGACCTGTGGACAGCTCTCTATCCCACACTGTCAACTGGTGGTCGCTGTATCGCTCTTTCCACTCCTAACGGTGTAGGAAACTGGTTCCACCAAAACTGCGTTGAAGCGGAAGCCGGCACAAACGCCTTTCACATGACAACTCTGATGTGGGATGTCCACCCAGACCGCGATAAGACTTGGTTTGAAAAAGAAACCAAGAACATGTCTAAGCGCCAAATTGCACAGGAGCTTGAATGCAACTTCAACGTCTCTGGTGAGACGGTCATCCATCCTGATGATATACAGTGGTACTTAGAACGCGCCGCCACACCCGAATACCGAACGGGCTTCGATAGAAATTATTGGATTTGGAAGCGGTATGATCCTTTGAAGCCGCACCTCATAGTAGCTGACGTTGCCCGTGGCGACGGCAAAGATAACAGTGCATTCCACATATTTGAACTAGAAACAATGGAAGTCGTAGCTGAATATGTAGGAAAACCCACACCAGACGATTTTGCGGATATTCTATACAACGTAGCAGCCGAATATGGGAACCCCATGTTGGTGATAGAAAACAACAATATTGGGTTCGCAGTACTTAAAAAGTTAGCAGATAAAGAGTATCCTAATCTATATTACTCTGCTAAAGGAGATCATTCGTATGTGGACCCTGTGACGGCTCAATGGCAATCAAATGTTGTACCGGGATTCACCACCTCTTCAAAAACAAGACCACTCATTGTTGCGAAGATGGAAGAGTTTATGAGAAACAA